TACGTTCTTTAAGCTTCGGGTCGGCTTTGAATAATCGCTCCAAAAATGGGTTGCCTTTTTCTTTATCCCAACTATAAATCGGGAATGCGCCCCTTTCTTCCGCCAGTGTAACGGATGAATGATACGACGCCAGCCCAAGTTCACGCAGCACGTCTGTGGCAAATTGCGTCGCTTCGGAAGTGCCATATTGTAAATTCATTGCTGCAATCATATCACCCAGACCTGTTATACCCAAACCTGTACGGCGTCCATTAATAGCTTTTTTCTTAATTTCAGTCCAAAGCATAGTTTCCGCCATCTTAATATGCTCTGGTTCGGGGTCAGAAGCCACTTTAGAGAGTATCTGGTCAATCTTTTCCAGTTCAAGGTCTACTATATCGTCCATAAACCGTTCGGCTGTCTGAGCGTGTCTAATGAATAAATCGCGGGCAAAACGAGCATTGGGTGTAAATGGGTCGATAATGTAATTAAAAAGATTGATAAGCAGTAGGCGACAGGAGTCGTTGGTGCATAAAACAATTTCGCCGCAATTTTTAACGCAAATACCACTGGAAACAATATAATTATCGTCTTCTGTTTTTGTTATCACATGATAATTATGGTTATCGTCCACAGTAATATTATAAACGTCCTCGTACCCATAAAATTCGACAGATTCAACTTTATGGTTTTCTACCACTTGATGTTTAAAATTAGCAAACGTTTTAAACCTAAAATTATTTCCTAAAAATTGTGGCAAATGATGTTTTTTTGCGTAATCAATCCAATTATTATAAGTTAATTTACCTAATTCTTTATATGCTTTTCGCCCCTCTTCAATTAATTCTTCATTTGTTACATTTATAGACCTACCATTTGTAAATCCTGTATGAAAAGCAAATAAATGTTTTTGTTCGTCTGAAAATTGATGATATGGGTTTTTATCGCCTAACATCCTGTCAGAATGTAATTTTTTATGTTCATTCATAGGCATAACCAACAAATTATCTACACGGTCATTTTGTTTGTTAAAATCTTTATGATGTATAGCAAAATTAACCGCGTCAACCTCCCCATTAATAAATTCATTAATTAATCTGTATTGACGACGATTCCTAAAATTACCGCCAAACATTTTTTCACCAGTTCTACTTATTTGACGATAACCATTAGAATCAAAAGAATAGAATGGAACAATACTATCACCTTTATTTAACGCGTTTAATTCGGTATACTCTAAATTAGATAATAAAACTTTATGATTAGGGGTCGCAATTAAAAACGACCCATCATCCAACGTCAATTTCCAGACTTCTTTTTTAATTCCAGTTTTACGCGGATTTCTACCCCACTTAATTTCAGTCTTACCCGTTGTTTGATTTGTTGAATAAAGCGGAACATCTTTACCCTCTTTAGCTAATTCTTTAATGGAAACGGCATTTCTTCCATCCGCCGTAGCAATTAAAGTACCACCAATAATACAAGGGTTAGTCGATACCACGTTAAAACCTTGGTCAGTATAACAATCACCAATAGACTCACGTTTAATAGTATCCCACATAAGCAGCCCTGGTTCAGCGTGAGCCCAAGCGTTACGTACAATATTCTGCCACAAATCTCTGGCTTGTATTTCTTTTTTATATTTCGGATTTTTAACGTTAATGGGAAACTGTTGAATATACTTATCATCCGCCACAACCGCATTCAAAAAAGCGTCACTCACTTTCAATGAAATATTGGCGCCAGTGACTTTAGTTCGATCAATTTTAGCGTTTATAAATTCAACGGCATCCATACCTTGTACATCGTAGCTTAAAAGCAAAGCTCCGCGCCTACCTTCCATCGCCACTTCACGGGTTGTATTCGAATAGCGTTCCATAAACGGCAGTATACCTGTCGTTGTTAACGCGGCGTTGGTTACTTTTGTACTACACGGACGTATGTGCGATATATCAGTACCGACGCCACATCTACGCTTATATAATTGAGCCAACTGCTGGTCTGTCCATAGAATCCCACCATAGCTATCGTATAACTCACCCGTTACAAAACAATTAGAAATGGAAAGAATCTGAAAAGTATTGCCGATGCCAGCCATAGGGCTGCCCTGCGGCACAATATATTTGAAATTCCGAAGCAACTGGTAAATATCTTCTTCGGTCATAGGGTTTGGGTATTTTGCTTCAATACGCGCAAACTCTTTAGCAATGCGCCTGTGCATATCATCAGGCGTCTTTTCATAAATGTTCCCGTCTGCATCTTTTAACGCATACTTTTGCATCCATATATTGGCAGCCAAAGCGTCGCCATTAAAATACTCCAATGTTGCGTTTAATATTTCATCTTGTGTATACTTGGTCAATTTCATAATTTTTAAATTTATTATTGTGGATGTGCTGCTGCATTTTGTTGTTGTCTTGCGTGTCTTTCGCGATAGTCAGTAGCCACTTCACGAATACGCCCAGCGACGCGGTTTGCTTGTAATTCATCAAAACCAGTAAAGGTTTGCATCGTAGCTGTGTCAATAAGCATACGCGAATTGTCAAAAGTGCAATTATCAAACACTTTTCCGTCGTCACCAAATCGGCTTTTCAAAATTGCGATTGTTGCCGTTTTCTGATCTCTCTGGGTTAACGTCTTGGCAATTGAAATAATAAGATGGGCAACCTGTGCTTTTTTAATATTACCACCAATCATATCAACTTCCACGACAGCCGCAGTTGTGCTTTTACGACCACCCTGCACTGCTGTCCAGAACGCAACCTGAAATTCATCAGCCATACCTTCCAACTGACGCATTGTTCTGCCTTCACCAGACCATTCCTCGGCATCTTTGGATTGTTCGCCGACAATACAATCCGCATAGTCGACAATCACCATATCCAGTTTACCGCCAAGTTTATTACGTTCACGTTTAATTATGCGGCGTAATTTTACCGCATTTATTTCATCTGCTCGCAGTTTTTCAAATATCAACTGATTTTCTTTGCCGTTATTACGAGCCACAGCGTCCAAAACCGCCTGACGATTTGCGTTTAAATCAGGTAGCGCAATGCCAGACCAATGAGATAGATATTTACGACGTACTTCGTTGAGCGTATCTTCGAAAAAAATATGCAAAACATTCTTGCCTTGTAAATAAGCGTGCGAACCAATTAATGATAAAATAGTTGTCTTACCCACGCCAAGCGGCGCTATAATGACAGCCAGTTCACCCTTTCCAAGTCCACCGTTGGTAATCTCGTCAATACCAACAATGCCAGTTGGAATAGGCTCACGGTAATTATCATCCAGCGCAGCTTCTATGCCAGTAAAAAAGTTAACGCTTTCACCATCTTCTTTAAAGGCAACGGCTTTCTTAACCATATCTTCAATCTTGTCATAATCTTCTGACGTGCTCTTGTTCAATAATTGTTGCACTTCATCAATTGCATTTCTGACCGATTGGTATTTACAAAAGCGCAAGGCGATATCTTGCACATTCAAATTTTCAAATTTAGCATTCTGAATACCTGTCAAGGTATCCGTTAATGTTTTATGTGTTTCAGGCGCGCCAGAATACATCATATCAATTTCTATCTGGATGCCTATATAATTTGGAATGACTTCGTGTTTTTTATGGTACCCTTTCAATAGTTTGATTATAAAGCCAAAGTACTGGTTTTTAAAGTACTGCGGCTCTATAATCTCTATGATTTGCAAACCAAACTTTTTATCTACGATTATTTCAGCAATTAATTGCTGCTGAAATTCAATTCCAAAGTCCAGTATATTATTAATTTTTCTGTTCGTTGACATCGGCAGGTGGTGTTAAAGAATAATGTTGGAATTTCGTTGTTAACTTTCTGCTGGGCATCGATAAAATACTTTGAATGATACTTATTATCCGCGCAATGTGCCTTTTGATGTTCACATCATAACGTATTTTAGCTGGGTATATGGTAGCGTCCCAGTATCTTTCGATGACAATTTTCCCATTCACACGTACCTGAAATAAATATTTATCAGGGCTGTCATTACGATCAAAATTTGGGTCGTCTGCAAAATAATACTTGAACTCGTCCATAAAGTCCAATGTGCGGTTTTTTAATTCGTCTTGTATAATTCCTATACAATCATCGACTGCATCTTTCAATTCAAGACTATAAATAGATTCGGGGTTATAGTTTCCCACGGTAAAGAATCTCTGAACGATAATATTTTCATTAATTTTAAACAGAAATTCGTAAGGCTCCCGAAAGCTTTTTGAGCGGTCGATGAGCGTTTGAGTTAAACTTGGATTTGCCATCATCGTATAATTATTAAGTTAATAAGCATTGTTTAAAATAATCTTGTTCTTTCTTGATTATAGTCTGAAACGGCAACCAAAAATCTGTGAAAGCGTCATCATTATAACTGTTCAGCCGAATACCATCTTCCATAAACATTTTCAGTGCTTTCTGCACTCCGCCCCTATTTTCAGGGTCAATGGGAGATTCTTTGATTTCTTCTAAATCGGCAACGCCATCTGGCGTTACGTGTGGTGGGTTCAAACTGATGATTTCGTTCATCACCGCAAAATAATCATTTGCGTATATTCCCCATTTTGTCCGACCTTCCAAAATCTTGTAAACTGCTGTGTTGTCGGGCTGTTCAGCCAGCAACTCTTTTGCGCGGCTTCGAACCCATTCAACATTTTTCGGTTCATTTTTTAATTCAGGAAAAAGCTTTAAAACCGTAATTTCGGCTACTCCCTCGATGCCTGATATATTATCCGCTTGGTCACCGCCAATCATTTTGATAATCGCCACATTACTGTAATGATATGGAAAATGTTTGTGAAAATTTTCAGTTGTTACCAAAAATTTCCTGGTGCGGTCAGCCAAATAAACATCAGTATCTTCGGAAAGTAGTTGGAGTAGGTCTTTATCGTTAGTGAATATAATTTTGTGTTCATTTGGCGAATGTTGTGAATAATATGCTATGCAGTCATCTGCTTCCGACGCGTCCTCTTGGACTTGTCGGATATACAATTCTTCCAAATATTTTTTAATCCGCTGGCGCTGTGCCTGTAAATCCGCGTACTCATCTTCGGTAAGCTGAATAAATGGGTCGCGATTTTGTTTATAATACGGATAGTAACCTTGGCGGAACGCTCTGGAATTAGCCCCTTCCCAGAACACCACAACTTTAGTGATGTAATACTCTTGATAAAATTTTCTGATTGTATCCAGAAAATGATATATCGTTTTTACCCGACCACGTTCAGTTATGGTGTTCCTCGTTGCGTGAAAGCCTATTTTTAAAAGAACTTCCCCGTCAATTAGAAGGGTTTTAATTTTAACAGGCTTCTTACTTTCAATCTTCCGATGAATCATCATCTTGACCTGTTATTGCTGCGGCTGTTTCCGCGGTTACTACTTCTTCTATTAGGTCGAAATCGCCATCGGTTTCCAAAATTTTACGGAAATAATCACCGTGTTCGAGTTTGTACTTGTCGATAGCTTTTTGATTGTCGGCAATGAAATAATGTGGAGTGATGATAATATGTCCATCCACAAATCCCAGTCCGTTGATGTGGTTCTTAACGATAGATACTTTTGTACGGGTAGCATATTTTATCTGGCGTCCGCCTTTTGCGGCTTTGATGCCAGAAATGCCTGCATTCTCAATGTTCCCGAACTGAAATACCAATGAAGAGTTCAAATAAATGGAGTTACCGCCCTTACCTTGGATACGTGCAGCAACTCTTGGGTTTTTCATATCTTTCCAAACCCACGGCTGTGTGATAATTGTTAATGTATTGGTATATTTCCTGCCCTCTTTACGAGTGGAAAGAATACGATGGTTCAATCCCATCCCAATTTTTTCTGCAATAACACCAGCGGTATGCTGTCTGCCGCCAGCACCTTCAAACGTCAATTTACACGGAATGGAACCTACGGAATCCCAGAAAAATGCGAGATTATATGGTAGTTTACCTTTTTCTTGTGCGTCAATCAGAGCGTTCACATAATCTGTGACCTGTTCGACGTAATCAAAATTATCGTTGTACAGAAAGAAGCCTTTCCATTCACCTTTTTCATTTTGATTACAATTGAAACCCATAAGCTGTGCGTGCTCAAATGACCATTTGAGCTCCGTAATTAAGAACACGGGTAAATCACCTTGACGCTGGGCGTCGGCGGCTGCTAAAAGAAGCGCCGCCGTTTTCCCAGAGTCACTGTGCCCGATGAATTGATTAATGTGCCCTTTGGCGGGCCCTGGCAGACCTACATTAACCAAAAAATCTTCCCCGCAAGAATAGTATTCCTGCGGTTTCAGCTTCGTGGAGCTATTGTATTCGTCCAGTTGAGCCTGAACATCATTGTCAAACTCTTTCTTTTTAATCGCTTTGTTCGGCATAAATTTTCTTTTTACAAATTAGTTTCATTAATTTTTAAACGTGCTAAAAGTTCAAAATGTTTTTCTTTACTATCTAAAACATCACCATTTAGGCTCCTGAACATCATTATTTCTTGATCGTAATTCATATGCCGATGAAGTAAATAATGGTCTTTTATTGGTAACTCTAAAATATCCAGCCAATCTTCTTGATTATACGACCAATGGTGTAAATTTATACCAGGAAGTTTAGTTAAAAATATCTCGGTATATTTTGTAGCCATATATTTTTCTGGGTACTTCTGATAATGTTTTTTTAATATCTCTTTTTTTCTCTCTCTTGACGGCTTGTATTTTTGGCGATATTCAAGTCTAAAATATTTATCACGACCTCTTTTACGCTCTTTTTCTACCCATTCTTTATCATTTCTTAATTCACTTTCTCTTGTTTTTACGTCAGTCTTGGTGCAAGAAATACACTTATTCAAATGACCGTCTGACATTTTTTTATGCTCATAGAATTCTGAAATAGGTAAAGTTTTTCCGCATTTAAAACACGTTTTTTGTTTCATCTTTTTAAACTTTTCGAGATATTATTATCTATAAATATCCCGAAAAGTTTAAAAAGGTAGATTTTTGTTTTTTCTTACCATTCTAAAAAGGTAAATCGTCCTCGCTGATGGTTGTACCTTCGGCTACGGCTGTTACTACAGGAATCTCAACTGACACTATTGCGTGAGTTGCAGACGCAGTTCCCTGCGGTGTTCCTGCTGTTGGCAATGCATCGGTGATGGTTTCCTGCGTACTGGTAGACGGAGTGTCATCAGTTTCTGGTTTTGGTACCCATTTATTGTCGTGTTCACTCCACATAGGAATACCACCTTCTGCTATAATAAGCAAGTATTCGTGGTCGTATTTCTTGTAGACGTTTTCCCACGTCATTGGGTCAGCAAGCCACTGTTCAACCAATTCTTGACTGGCTGAAAGCGGGCTAACGCCATTCGGCAGGATAGATGTGATTGCGGTGTATTCCTTACCACGCTGGTCTTTCACTTTGGTCAGGTTGATGAGTAAATCCGTACCCGTTACAGGGTCGGTAACATCACCGAATTTCTTGAAGATGGTTGTCAGCATATCGAATACGCCTGTTCCTTTTGATTCGTGTGGGAATCGCCAGAACTTGACACCTTCTTGTTCCTTTCCGCGTTCAATACCTTTGATGATGTAATACAAGCGCGGTCTGTACTTGGCAGCCTGCTTTTTAACAGCAGGGTCAGGGTCACCTTTAAGCTCGTTGTAAATTTCATTCAACGGCGAAGGTTTGCCTTCATTCTTGCCAGGGTCGTACAGTTTACGCTGCTTACCGCCTACTTCCACTACGTGGAAATAAACTTCAATAAATGGTGATTGATCTGGGTTTTTCGGGGGAAGCATTCTAAAAATCTTCTCTCCGCGTGTGATACCCTTATCCAGGGCAATTGTGAAGTACTTTGTTAAATCTGTTTTTTCAAAAGTACTCTGGGCTGATCGTTTTGCTTGCTGATCGAGCACAGCTTGTGCAACATTACTCATAGTTGATTGTTTTAGATAACTTATTGTTTATTTATTGTTTTACTTAAAAAGCTTACTTTTAATTACTTAACATATTGTGACTAAAAATAGGCTCATTTCAGAACCTTAAATATAGTCATTAACTTTGAAAAAGTCAAATATCTTTCAAAAAAAATTACACATTGTATGGCGGAAACTCAATGTTGTAAGGGTGTACATTATCCCCAAATAATTTTCTGGTAGATTTAACACCTTGGATTACAACTTCGCCCGCGTCCAAAACCTGTAGGCTAAAAACACCGCCATCAATCCACGTTCCGCCAGGAATGTTCATAGTCGCGCCATTTAATACAAAATTTACCGTATCATCAGATGAACCACCAGTAATAAGACGATAATAACGATAGTCATATAAATTATCTTGATACGTAACAGTAGAGCCCGATGTAATCGTAAAGGTTATGGCTACTGCTTGATCTACAATGCCCATTTCTTTTTATTGTTTGTTCTTATATTCTGTATGCAGGTAATGCCCTTGCAACTTTATCTTCAAACGGGTCTGGCGGATTGAACGAGTTACGAATATCTCTTTCATTAAAATCGCCTAACAATCCTGACAAAGATAATTTTTTATTCTTCCCTTGTTCCAATTCTGTCTGATTTTTTGCCGTACCTTCTTTTCCGTACTTATCTATTTGTACATTAAAAGGATACGAATTCTGCGCCATAACTTCTTTTACTTCTTCTGGCGTTGGCGGTTTTGAAAGTTCGACCTGCTGATAAATAGCGTCAATCTTGCCAATAGCTTGATCCATTTTCTGAACGTTCTGTTCCAAGCTATTAATTTTTTCCAACATTCCGTTAACCTGTTGCAATGTTTGGTCTACTTTAGCGCTGATATTATCAGTTTTCTGACTAACAGCCTTGGTATCCTGAACAATATCTGTCACATCAATTTCTTCCGTAGGTTCGTCACCTGCGGCGGCATCATCCATAGAGGGCGCCTTTGTTGCATCGTCTTGCGAAGCGTTTTGATTGCCAAAAGGATTTTCTGGTGGATTACCGTCTGCTGGCGGTTGCGTGCCGCCTTCTGGTGCACCACCCTCTGGGGCGCCGCCTTGTGGGGTATCCTGTTGATTGTCCGCTGGCGGAGTATTAAAATCATCCATTGTCAGCGCGTCTTTTTTCTTGTCATCTTCTTCCGAAACATCACTAAAATAGTTATATTCGGAAATGCTCTGCATACGACGAACTTCTTCCTGAATAACCTGCGGGCTAACGTATTGTTTATTCATATTATAGTAAGATTTGACTATGCGTTATTGGGCGTTCTTCCGTCAATAACTGACGACCATCTTCAATGATTAATTTCTTTTCAATTAAAGTGGTTCTCTCGATTAAACCGTCGTTTTCAACGATTTTTTTCGATTCTGGTTCTTTTTCGACATCAGTTTCGGGTGTTTGTCCTAAAAACTGGTCTAAAGCGTCTTTATTGATTTCCATAATATTGTGTTTACTTTTATTATAAATATCCGCCAATAAACAAAAAATCATCATAGCAATAAAATCTTTTATTTAAAAGTAATTGCTGCTAATTTACTTACAATCAACGTTGCCATTCGCTGATATCCGCTTGGAGTTAAATCCCACTGGTCAGAAGTATAAGTTTCAGTACTTGGATTTTCTATTTGAGCGTGTTCGGCTGCTGTAATTCGCGCTTCATTAAATAT